ATGTCAGCGAGTACTCCAAGCCGTGGGTCTCGGAAGATAAGTTCGACGGCAAGGACAAGTTCTTCCGTGCCTATCGTGAACTGGCGATGTCGAGCCACAACGACATCATCACCATCAAGGCTGTCGGTGACTACGACATCGAGAACACGCTGACGCTGACGCAGTTGATGGCGTTCTTCGCCTACGAACTGCTGACGCACGGCGTGGTGCAGATTGACGAGAAGTTCCACCGCCACTCGTCTGGCTTCGGCAAGGACGATGTCGTTGTCAACGGCTTGCGTGAGTCCGCTGAACGCAACGGCTACGAACCTCGCACCGCCTTTGAAGATGGCATTCGCCACTTCAATATGGAACAGGCTGAAGCCCGTGAAAAGGCTTCCGCTGAATTCTGGGCGAAGGTCGAAGAGATGAAGGAGGGCAAGCAGTAGTAGCAACCGATGCCGCACAGTCAGCGATGGCTGTGCGGTATCACCTACTCCATTCTTCTTATGAAGAACTTGTTCTGCTTCAACAACGCCAAGACCACCAAAGGTGAGGCGTTCGGATGGCGTACCGCTATCCTCTATCTCGCTCCTGCTTCACTGTCTGGAGAAAACCTCTGCACTCACAGCACCGCTGAGTGTCGAGAACTTTGCCTCAACACCGCTGGTATGGCTGGCGTGTTCAAGAACATCCAAGCGTCTCGCATCAAGAAGACGAAGTGGATGCTGGCTAATCCATCCGAGTTCTGGTCTCGAGTGGACAAAGAGATTACCAGCCACGAAAACTATACGCATCGTCAGCAGACGAGGCTCAAGCGTAAGTTTCGTCCGTGCGTTCGCTTGAACGGCACGACTGATGTGTGGAACACTGATATGGAAACGATTATGCATCGTCATCCAGATGTGATGTTCTACGACTACACAAAGGACACAGACAGGATGATGGAGTTTATCGCTGGCGATATGCCCATCAACTATCACCTGACTTACTCCTTCAGTGGTACGAAGCAGTCCAAAGACTTCAGTGACTATGTCATCCAAGCAGGATACAATGTCGCTGTCGTGTTTGATTGTGCCAAGGGCAAGCCGCTCACCACTCACTGGCGTTCATACGATGTCATTGATGGAGACAAGAGCGACCTTCGCTTCCTTGATGACGCATCCAAGAATCCTATTCGTGTCGAGCAGTACACGAAGAGTGATTGGGGTGCTCCTTGGATGAAGCCAGAAGGTTGGGTAATCGGATTGCGAGCCAAGGGCAAGGCTGTCGGCATCAACGGCAATCACAACTCGTTCGTTCAGCCGAACATCAACGATGAGTGATTGTGAATGCGGTAGCAAGAAGCCGACCTACTGGCTTCACGATGGTTACGGCATACCTCTCTGCAAGGTGTGCGACGCCTGTAAGGGCAAGAAACTTAAGCGGTATAGAACCGACATCCTGTCGAACTACGATGCGGAAGAACCCATCAACCCAGAAGAGTAATCGATACTCCGACTGGGAAACCGCCCACGAAAACCTTCTCGCTGAACTGCTGTCATCCGACAGCGGTGATGCGAAAGACAACCCCCAAGAAAACACCGATGAGGAAGCAGAAGGCCACCAAGAAGTGGTCTGACATCAGGAGCGAACTCGTTCGCCGCCTGACCAGCGAGGTCTCGAAAGAGACCTCTGTAACTGCGGACAGCAATGTCTCGCAGGTGAAGAAGTCCAACGCAAAGCAGACCAAGCCGCTCTCGCAAGCAGAGCGTCTGCATCTGCCGCAGAACGAAGCCAAGCGTAAGGCTGGCTTTGAAGCGTACTGGAACAAGCGTAGGAAGCGTAAGGAGCAGATGGACAAATGGCGTGATAAGAACGGACTCACCTCCGTCAACTTCATCGTGCCTGATGACTTGCTCCAAGCGTTCAAGGCGAAAGCCGAGAGCGAGAGCAAGTCGAGGACGGAAGTCCTCCGAGAGTTGATGCTCGAGTACATCACCCGACCCGATAAGTCGTAAAACTATTGGACGCACAGTTGTTGGCTGTGCGTCCTTCCCTTTCCCTTTCGTACGGCAATAACGCTGTGCGGATACACACCGAAAAAACATAATGAGTAACATCATTGGTTGGTTCAAAGGGTTGGCATTCGTGCTGACCAACGCTGGCGAGTTCGCTCGTCAGCAACAAGAGGTCGCTACGCTCACCAAGCGTATCGAAGAACTGGAAGCCGCTAACAAGTCCGACACGCTGTCGCTGGACAAGCCTTACCTCGTAACAGGCAAGGCGTTCAAGACTGCGGTACAGGCCATCGCAGAGGAGGTGTTGAGCGACAACATCGACTCCGCTGTCGAAGATAGCATCGGCAATTCCTCCATCGTGGAGGATACTGTCGAGCGTGTCATCGATGACAAGGACTGGGACTACACTCTGCGTGACTGTCTCGACTGGGACAGAGTCGCAGAGAAGGCTGTCGAGAAGATGGACTGGGAGTCTATCATCTCCGATAACGACATCGTCACCAATGGTGACTACGACTTCGATGATATGATGCTCAAGTCAGAGCATATGTCAGAGGATGACCTAGTCACTCGTGCTGACCTGTCCGATATGGTCGCTGACGAACTCAAGCGTGACTGGTTCGACTCCAAGTTGAAGGAGGAGGTTGCTCGTATCTTCAAGGATACGCTGTATGCCGCTCGTGATACCGAGGAGGACAACTGTCGCAACGCCATCGATGACGAAATCGAACACAAGGTCGATGCACTCATCCGTGAGCAGTTGCAGTCCAAGTTCGGCACTGCTTATGACGAGTGGTTCAACGGCTTTGTGCTTCACGCTGTGAAGTCATCGCTCGCTGACCTGCTTGAGCAGTCCTACAAAGCCGCTGTTGCGAACGCCAAGAACGCACAGTAATCCGTAACTTTGTGCGAAAAGCGAAGCCGCCGCCCAAGGTGGCAACGCCTAGTAGCACATAACCCAAACAAACAACGCTATGTCTCACGACATCGAGAGTGCTGACCTCTCCAAACTCCGTCAGCAATACGAGAGCGAAACCCAAGTGGCTCGCTCCTACGGCCAGAAGGTTGCTTCTGGTTCTCACGCCCACGACTACATCGTCAAGTCTGTCCCGCTGTACACAGCGGATGGCAAACCTGCGAATGCGTGGGGCAACCAGCGAACTGATAATGGTGTCATCATCGGAGTCACATCCGACCGATACGGCATCGTGCAGAACGCAGACTTCACCAACGCAATCGAGAAGGGATTCCGAGACATCGGCCTGTCCTTCACCGAGCGTGAGTCCATCGTAACTCGATGGGGTGCTCGCTCGCACATCGAGTACGAGTTCAACACTCGCACCGCTGTCGTTGCCAAGGGTGATGTCGTGGCTCTGCGTATCATCGCTCGTAACTCGTTCGATGGCACGAGCAAATCGTCCATCAGCGTCGGTGCTGTTCGTCTCGTCTGCCTCAATGGTATGACATCGTTCAGGCAAGACCTGTCTATGTCTGTGCGTCACACGACCAATGTGACTCCGCAGTTCGTGGTCAATGTCCTGCATCAGGCGATGGACGAATGGTCTGAACTCAATGGCGTGTGGTCGAATATGGCTCGTGTTCCTGTCTCGCAGGAGCAGGGCTTCACCATCATCGACAACCTCACGAAGCGTGGCGTATATGCCGAGCGTTTCGCCAAGGCTGTCACTGATGTGTGGTCTCGCCCCACCTACCGAGAAGACGAGGCTCGCAACATCTGGAATCTGTACAATGCCCACACGCAAGTGCTGACGCATAACTACGGCATCCAGAAGTACGAGATGACGCAACGCTCTGGTCATAACATCGTGACCAGTCTGCGTAACGCCGCCTTCAACGAGAACGAGTTCGTCTCGCTGGTCACGCCAGCGGGTAAGGACAACTGATACACAGGGACGCATCATCGCAAGGTGGTGCGTCCCGCCTATCACTATGGGACTCGACCAGAAAGCATTCGCTGTGACCCCAGAGGTCGCACACCTCGTTCATATCACCGAGCGAGAACTCACGGACGAAGAGATGAACGCCTTAAGCGATGGCACTGTGTCCATCACCCATTGGCGTAAGCACGCTGACCTCAACAAGTGGATGGAAGACCTGTATGTCCGCAAGGGCGGTATGGATGTCTTCAATCTTATCCCGCTCAAGATTGAGCGTGATGACTTGATGGCCTTGCGTATGCATCTCCAAGTCAACGGCAACGCATACGCAGAACGAGGCCAAGGCTTCTTCTGGGGTGAATCCAGACACGAGGACATACTCAACGACCACACCTTCATCGATAAGGCACTCAAGATGCTCGATGAAGGCTACGAGGTGTATTACTCCTGCTGGTGGTAATCCTATGAGCCTCAACTTCAAGTTCCCCGACTCAATCGATAGGTCGCTGATTGAGTACAAGCGTGATGACGGCCTGTACTGGCATCCTCGTGCTGAAGTCTTCGTCTGGTATCAGATGTTGCTCCAGCACAATCTGACTGGCGAGATGACGGACGATAAGTTGATTGAGATTGCGAGACGCATCGCACTCATCGACCTCTTCCACACCTCACCGCAGATACACGAGGGTGACACCGCATACCGCATCCAGTTGAACGATGTCATAACCTATTGGGGTCTCACCACCAATGTCACCCATCTCACTCGTACGAGATGGGACGCATACTACCATAGGTGCTTCATTACCAAGAATAAGCAGGACATCAAAGATACCATCGAGCGGCTCAAGGTGCGTAAGCCGCTCTACAAGCGTGAGACCAAGCCTGATGCCGAGTCTGCCTGAAGTAGTGGCAGTAGGCATCTGGTTGGTCGCTATGTTTAGGATTATACGCAAGTAATCCCAAATCATACAAAAGGTCATTCGCTCGCCACAGGTGTCAGCGAAGAAACCTCAACAGGCGGTTGGCTTGGCAACAGGCCAGCCGCTTTCAATTTACGGATGCAAAGTGAATCGCCAGAATAGATGTGTCGAAGGAAGTGTAGTTGCTGGTGGTCTATCCAAGTGCGAGCGTGTCGCTCGCCGCCATCATCGTATCAGCAACCAAACCCAACATACGGAAGCGAAGTGCGAGGCGATTACACTCCGAGACATCAACGCCTATGGCGAAGAAAAAGAAGTCGGTGAAGCGTCAGCGGAAACTCATCACGCTCGATGGCGTGAAGCCCGAGACCATCAACACCATCGTCAACAAGGTCACCGAGGCCACCACGCTCGCCGAGAGCGTGAAGCCGAAGGACTTGATGTCGCTCGTGAACTGGCTCGCTGTCGGTGAGGAGATGGTGCGTGAAGCGGTGAGCGGTGTGAAGGACATCAAGAAGGCCGTGCTCAAGTCCGATGCGAAAACTTCGGCTCGTGCGTCCGTCTATGTCGCCACCACTCCCTTGCTCAAGTGCAAGGTGAAGGCCAGCGATATCAATGCGGTGTTCAATCAGCATCGCAAGCGGCTCAAGAATATCGCCGCACTGATGGAGTCGCTCGGCATCAAGTGCAAGGCCGACAAGTCGAAGGGAGGTGCGAAGTGATTAAGGCTCGGCCTGTGCGTCTCGCCCCGCACCTCACCGCTCGTGCTCGCCGCGAGTTTCGGACGCACCGCAAGTTCGTGGTGCTGATGAAACTCTACGGCAAGTATCAGCATCTCACTAACAAGCGTAAGGCTCTCGCCGCTCGCATCGAAGCGATTGTCCAAGCGTGATTGGCATCATCAGCCTGCTCGTGCTGGTGACTTGCTGCCGCATTATCAGCGGTAAGTAATCCGTACACACGCACGGCATTGTATGTAACAAGTGGTGACGCTCCCGCTCCTCGCTCACGCGGGGGGCGGGGGTCTCACCGCTCTTTTTGTCCGAGTCCCTTACGGATTCATATACACACATTTTATTGGCAAAAGACACACTATTAGTCTGTGTTAGGGGGTTATTAGGGGGCTTTAGGATACTGTGTGTCAAGCGGAAACTGTTATTTTGGGGTTATGGGTAGGGGGAAATGTATTTCCTAGGGGGGTGAAGTGTATTTCCCGAGGGGGGTGCTATGGATTTCCTACAGATAGAATAGCGGATAGAATAGGTTATACCTAATAGGGTTGACATATTAGTTTTCATTGTAAAATGGGCGTTATGGACATCAAGGAGAGCGACCTATCTAAGGAAATTGGCCTTCCTAGGGCTGAATTCAAAGTCATCCGTAAGAACTTGGCTGATAAACACGACCTTGGCGTACTCTGGTACAGGGAAGACTCGAAAAAGCCCGAACATCTGCGAGCCATCTACTGGACTGATGTCGGAATTTACTATCTTCGTACATATCTGGCTGTAAAAGCCAAATGGAACGAGGAGGTTTCAAAGGATGTTAACCTTGAGGTGATGTCCAAGGATGATTTTAATAATACTGTCAACAATACGATGTGGGTAGGCAAGGTTGTTAGAAATAAGTACAAAAACAAGCGGCTCATTATGGTCGAACACGATATCGGCTACAAATGTAATGTAAACTGCAAGGACAACGCCAACTACTCGATGCATTCGTATGTGGTTGTTGATTCTAAGAATTTTAGACACTGCGTCAGAAAACCCTCTTACAAATCCTATGAAAAAGCCCTCAAAGACTGCAAACGAGTATAAGAACCTAGAAAAGTCTCTAGGAATCCCTAAGTTCAAGCCTCTCGACCACGAAAATGGGTCGAAAAACGAAAAAAAGGAAAACAAACCCAAGGGTAAGTGCTAATGTCAGAGCCAGATGAAGAGGAAGAGGAAGAATACGACCCTCTAGACTTCATTTGGTTGACAAAAGCGGTTCGACCCTTCGGGTCGAACAAGACAAAGCGATGAACTACGAACAATACATTCCTAAATTTTTGGTAAAGCCACAACAGGTTGCTTTTCCTCCTCTGCTTCCTGATAGATGGAGCAACTACCCTTCAGCCCAAGCAATCCTTCAAAGGGATGCAGAGTTTTACCAAGACCCTACTATCAATCCTAACGCCAAGTCTAGGGAGTTTAGAAAGGCAGTAGCGGCTGACTGGGCTAGTGATAACCTTAAATATAACCCTCACTACTTTACAGTTTTCCCTTACGGAACTGCTAGAGATGGAAACTTTGCTAATAGCACTTTTTCACAAACAGCCTTTTTAAAATCGATGACTGGTGACGATTGGCTTGATGAAAATGTAACAAAAGTAGAAGCAGAAGACTTTGAACAAGCAGACAGAGAAATCAACCCACCTGCCCACACAAACACCAACCTAATCGAGAATTTAATTATTCCTTACATTGCTGGTGAGCCGTTAAATCCAGTAAATACAGTTGCCTCAAGAAAAAGATTTTTAGCAAACAGCAAGGAGTATAAAAAAGACGCACTGTATCACAGCGACAGGGCTTTAGAAAAAGTTGGAGGAAAAGGGTTGTACGCTGAAATGGTTGATGAAAAGATTCGACAAAGACAGGCTATGATTAGCCCTAGGTATACATTTGAGCCGATAGAGTCTTTGGGTTGGGGTAAAACTTCCGACATTAACCCTACGGATGTACAACTTGAACAAATTAGAAACTATAGAAGTTTAATTGACAGGCTTGCTGGGGTTAACCCAGATGTGCCTTGGCAGTATAATTTTGAATAAGCCATAGTAGCACAATGGTTGTGCAACAGTTTTGTAAACTGTAGGCTGTCGGTTCAAGTCCGACCTGTGGCCCCACTTTATGGAAGAATGGAAACCAGTACCAATTGAGCAGTTCAAAGGCTTGTACGAAGTTTCAAGCCTAGGAAGGCTCAAGGCTCTACCCAAGACCACAAGTGACGGCAGAAGGTTAAAGGAACGCATTGTAGCACCATTCAAAGTGTCTGGAGGCTACCTTCAGTACAAATTGTACAATGATGGGTTTAGGCATAACATAAATGCTCACAAGTTGGTTGCTATTACATTTGGAATCATTTTTTGGAACGAACATTCTCACTCGGAGTTACAGATTAACCACAAGGATGGTAACAAGGAAAATAATTCTGTTTCCAACTTAGAGCCTTGCACTCCTAGTGAAAACCTATTACACGCCTACAGAACAGGACTTAGAAAATAATGGAAAACGAACTACCCCCAGATATTGCTGAACTTGCCAAAAAGGCAGATGAACGAATGACAGAAATTGCGGCTAATCGTGCCGCTAAATCTGAGGGCGGTATTATGAGTAAAGTTAAGGAGGCTCATAATATGGGCTACACTCCAGAAATTGTCACTGGATTGACAGCCCTTGGAACTGCAAAGTATCTTACTTCTAAAGCCCAATCCAACTATTACCAGAACCTTAGAAAGGTAGTTAAAGCAGTTGATGATGAAACAAAACTTGTAAGAAGTCTTAATGCAAAACAAGCCCAGCCGTTTTCCGCAGACGGAAAAACTGTTGTAAACAAAAACAAGCCTACAGTTAGCAAGGCCAGAGGTGCGACATCTAGGCTTGGAACTGCTACGCCTAATACCCTTGGTATTAAGGGTGGTGTTTCTTCGCTTACAAACGCAGAAAGAATTGCTCTTGCTAGAAGAATGACAGCCCAGCAAATGGTCAGGGCTATTTCTAGTCCGTTTGAACCTTCTGGATATTCTGTAAAGAATACGGCTCTTGCAAACCCATCTGCCAAGGTTGATGTCAGACCTAACACTGGCAGTCTTGCTGGAAAGCCAGAAACAATTACTGTTACGGCTGAAAATGTTGCAAAAGGCAAAACCAAACTTCCACCAGTTCTTACTGCTGGTCAGAAGGCTGGACAATTTGTACAAAATCTTGGAGGAAAGGTTTTTAACATTCTTAATAGTAAGTGGGTTCAAAGACCTATATTCTGGGCTGATGCTGGATACACCACATACAATATGCCTCAAAGATTTAGAGACGAAGTTGCTTTGATGGAAAGAGAAAAACAAGGAATTCCTACTCCTCCTGATGCTGGATATACAACAGCAGTAAGAGAGGCTCTTGGTTCTGATTCTGCAATCCGTCCGTATGTTGTTGCTGGAGGTGGTGCTCTTAGACTTGCAGGAAATTATTTTGGAAGATACATTCCAGAAACGGCAGGTATTTGGAATATGCCAGAAAAGATGTCTGCAATGGCAAAGCGTAATGCTGAACTAGAAATCGAAGGAGAAGCAAAGAAAAGAGGAAGACCTCTTACTCAGGCTGAAATCGACGAAATTAACCTACTGAATGCCAAGGCGGTTATGAGTATGGGTGCAATGGGCTATTGATGAGCGAACTATCGTCTTTCAAGCCGACTCCTCATCCAGTCATCAAGATGCCCGACATCAAGATGCTGGTCGAGAAGGTCGGTATTGAGAAGACGGCAGAAATTCTTGAACTCAGAGAAGACAAAATTCTAGCAGAATCGCTAGACCCTTATCGTCACGGCTTTGAGCCTGACCACTGGAAAGACGCTGATGAACTGCTAAAAGGTAAGCAAGAAATTCTTGTTCTTGGTGGCAATCGTGCTGGTAAAACGGAGTGGATGGCAAAGCGTGTAATTCAGACGCTTATCAATAAAGAAAAAGCGATGGTCTGGTGTTTGCACACAACGCAGAAGTCCAGCATCCAAATGCAACAAAATGTAGTCTGGAAGTATATGCCTCCAGAATTAAAAAATTGCAAAAAGACCAAAGTTACAAACATCGCATACTCTCAGAAGAACGGATTTTCGGAAGAGTCGTTCATTCTTCCTAATGGGTCTCAATGCGTGTTTATGAATTACGCCCAGAAGCGTGATGTTATCGAAGGTGGTGAATGTGACCTTATTTGGTGCGATGAACTTGTGCCGTTGGACTGGGTTGAAACCCTGCGTTATCGTCTTGTTACCCGCAGAGGAAAACTTGCGATTACCTTTACTCCTATTGCTGGTTATTCGCAGGTTGTTAAAGAGTTTGTGGCTGGTTCTAAATTTACAAAAACGCTTCCTGCTTCAATCCTAGACAAGGAAACCTTTTATGTGGGTGGTTGCCCTAAAGGCCATATGCCCTATATGGCTCAGTGCCATCGAAACAATGGAGGGGTTATTTGGTTTCACTCTCAACTTAATCCGTACAATCCTTTTGACGAACTTGTTAAACAACTAGACGGAAAGAATATCTACGAAAAGAAAATCCGTGCATACGGATGGGCTGACAATACAGTAGGTAACCAATTCCCAAGATTTGGAGACAACCATATTGTTAAACACGATATGATTCCAGAAGAGGGTACAAATTATATGGTGACTGACCCTGCTGGGGCTAGAAACTGGTTTATGATTTGGGCTAGGGTTGACAAAGAGGGTAATATTTATGTTTATCGTGAATTCCCAGACATTTCGTATGGGGACTGGGCTTTGCCTTCAGAAAAGCCAGACGGAAAGGAAGGTATGGCTCAACGCAATGGTGCTGGTATGGGAATTGATGATATCAAGAAACTCATTAAGACTTTAGAGGGCAACGAGGAGATACTAGAACGCTATATCGACCCTCGGGCTGGTGCAACGCAAGCAGTAGGTAAGGATGGCGGGACATCCGTTATTGAACTGCTAGATTCGGGTGAAGACCCGATGTACTTTGCACCTGCCGCTGGTGTTGCAATCGAGCAAGGCGTTGCAATGATTAATGACCTGCTGGCATATGACATTAATCAACCGCTATCTCCGCTCAACCAGCCTAAATTGTATATCAGTGACAAGTGCCATAACTTGATTTACTGCCTCAAAGAATGGACAAATGCTGACGGAGACAAGGGGGCTACAAAAGACCCCATCGATTGTTTGCGTTATTTGGTTGTAATGTCCCCAGACTTTCTAGATGTTAAAAACCAACCCCTTAACAAACCTTTCTCGTATTAATGGATAATTACAATTCAGACCAATCTCAGGACAAACTGCTTTACGGCTCTGACACGCCTAACATTCAGGAACTCGTCCACGAACTTAACCGCTCTTATCTGTTTGGTGCTAATACCACAGAACTGAACGATAACGATGACCTGAGATTCTGCCGCTGGAACGGACAGACCCCCGATGGCAAAAAGTTTTCTTCTAACAGGGATGAAGATGACCCTGCTCTTCCGTTTGAAGGTGCGTCTGATGCTAGAATTAGACTGATTGATAGAATTATCAACGAGCAGACCGCTCTTTGGATGAACGCTCTTAAGGCCGCTAAACTTGGCGTGTCTGGAAGAACAATTGAAGACGGAGTTCACGCTGGTGCAATGTCTACGCTTCTTGAGTATGTGGCTTCAGGAAGAATGAAGCAGGAAATGCGAAAGGAAGCCGAACTTTGGGGTCAGTACGCTAACCAGTTTGGTTGGGCTGTAATGCATATCGGATGGGAGCAGGAAATGGGTACTCGTGAGAAAAAGTTCACGATTTCAGACCTTATACAAAGCGTTAATGAAATTGCCGCTGGAAACCCAGAATCTCCGCTTTTGGCTCTTCCCAATTACATTGCGGACAAAGAAATGGAAGACATCGCTGTTTCTTTGATTATGAGCCTGATGCCTGATAAAACTGAAAATTTTATCAAAAAGGCCGTTAGAGAACTTAGAGGTCAGGGCTATACTACACTTTATGAAGAAGTTCTGATGAAGAACCTTCCGACTGTCACTACGCTTAAGCCGTATGACGAGATTTCTTTCCCGCCAGAAACCATCGACCTTCAAAAGGCTCGTGTTGTTTTCCGCAAGGTCTTTATGACAGAACTAGAAGTCCGTGCTATGATTAACACGGATGAATGGATGGAAGGTGGCGTTGAAGAAGCGGTCAAGACAAAGGGTATGTTTACTTGGTACAGAGACCCTAACATTATCCCGACAAACAGACTTAACCAAGACTACAGACTTAGAACAAACAACCTTATTGAGGTTGTGTACGCTTATTACAAGCAGTTGAACGAACAGGGCAATCCTTGCACATACTATACTGTGTTTTGCCCGAACGCTTCTTCCAACACATATTTGAAGCACGGCAAACTGGGTTATGCTCACGGCAAATATCCTTTTGTCGTTCTTCGCAGGGAGTACATCCGCAAGGCCATCTACGAAAGTCGAGGCATCACCGACATACTCTCAACTGACCAAGCAGAACTTAAGGCTCAACACGACTCGATGAGAGACCGAACGGCCTTTGAGACTGTGCCGCCATTGATGTATAAAAGGCGTGTCGGTGGTACAGGCCGTATTGGCCCTGCGATGCTACTCCCTGTTTCTGATGTCAACGACTACAAGTGGATGGAGCCGCCTAAGGGTACTCCTACGATTGCTGAGTTTGTTACTCAGCAGGTTGAAAAGAATGCGGCTGGATACTTTGGTCTTACCAGAGAAGAAACTCCTCCTGCTCTTGCACAGATGCTCCAGCAAAATTCAGTGGACAACTGGCTTACTGCTTGGTCTGAAGTCTATACGCAGATGCTCCAACTTTCCGTTCAGTATATGGATATCGTTGAAATTGAAAGAGTCACTGGTATCTCCCTGCCTAAGAATCTAGATGACATCACTAACCAGTTTGATTTTGAAGTTAAGTTTGATGTCAGAAATCTGTACAGCGACCTAGTCCTTGAAAAACTTCAGGCTATCGCTCAGTTTGTGCTTCCGATGGATAGCGGTGGTATTATTGACAAGGCTAAGTTGGTGCAAAAGGCTGTTGAAGCCATCAGCCCTGATACTGCCAAGGAAATCATCCTTAATCCTCAGTCTGCGTCTCAGCGTCTTTACGAGGATGTCCAAACTAAACTTGGTATGATGATGCTTGGTAACGAGCCTACCTATGTCGAGAATGACCCGACAGCGGAAACCAAGATGATGTATTTGCAACAGATTATGCAAAAGAATATGAAGGCTCAACAGGCTCAACAGTCCGACCCGATGTTCCAAGCCCTGTTGCAGAATTACATCAAAAACCTCCAGATGTCTGTTATGCAACAGCAGAACAAGCAAATTGGAAGAGTTGGCGTAACCCCTGTTTCGGATAAGATTCAACAGGAAGGTATGCCTGAACCCGAACAACAGTCTAATGAAGGATACTGATTATAACATTAGCACTTTTGCGTTTTCTGAAAAAAATGCAGTGTGGGAACACATTATGTACATTATCGACCTGAACATTCAGGCCGAAACGCAAAGGGCTATTGCCCCTGACATTTCTGGCGAAACCCGCATTCACCAGTGCGGAAGAGCCAATTCTATGACCGACTTTAAGGCGTTACTTCTTGAGGAAAGAAAGAAGGCCAGAGTACAGGCTGGCCTAACGCCAGAATAATTTTACTTTCGCTTGACACTTGTAAAAAGAGTGTCAAATAAAAGGACAACAGTTTCTGGGAGTCTGTCAAAACCCTGACCTACAAAAGGCACTTTAGACCTAATCTAATGGAAGACAATAATCAAACTGGAGCAGAGAACGAAGCCAGCAATAACAGTTCTCAAATGGATGGCAACTATCCTAGTCAGGCTGACTTAAACAGTAGACTAAACAATATTCTGTTCGACGAAGAGCCTAGCGGACAGACGGAAGGTGGCGAATACGATAGTAATCAGCCTGAAGCCCAGCATACGGACAGTGAGTCGGAAACGAACACTGATTACGACAATGATGGCAACGAAGTTCATTCACAGTCCGAGGAAGATGACAGTGATGTCTCTCGTGGAGTGCAGAAGAGAATCGACAAACTGACAGCCAAGCGAAAGGAAGCAGAAGACGAAATCGCTAGGCTGAGAAAGGAAGTCGATGACCTTAAGCAGAACACGAATCCGCAAAGAAGCGAAGTAGTAATTCCAGATGTTCCCCATTCCGATTTGAACAGTGTTGCAGAAATCGAGGCAGAGATTGCCCAAGCAAGGTCTGTTCGTGATTGGGCTGAAGCGAACGCTGATGGCTACACCGCTACCGATGCGGAAGGCAATGAAACGCACTATGACTCCGCTCAAGTTAGGCAGATTAAAATCAACGCTATGAAGGCGATTGAAACTACCCTACCCCAGCGATATCAGTATATTCAGGCCAGAGACGGAATTGAAAACCTCGTAGCCAAGGAATATCCGTGGTGGAAGGATAAGACCAGTAAGGAGCGTCAGGTTGCTGAACAGTTCCTTGGTGCGTTCCCTCACATCAAGAAGTTTCCTGACTACAAGATGGTTATTGGTGACTACATTCGTGGAGTCAGAGCCAGAGAATCTGCAAGAGGTCACTCGCAAATTCAGAAAGCCCCCATCCAACCTCGTTCTAATAGCGTAGCCCCTACTGTAAAAAAGCAGGATATCCACAGACAGGACGCACTCGCTAGGTTTTCCAAATCTGGAAAGACCGATGACCTCTCAAAACTTATGGAGGATTACCTGTAAACCCTAATATAAAATACTATGGCAAGTCTCACAGAAAGAAATATTAACTCTGGTAAGCGGGAAGCCCTCGCTGACCTCATCTCGATGATTGATGCGAAGAGCACTCCCTTCACCTCGATGGCTCCGAAGGTTGCTAAACCTGGCAACACTCTGTTCCGCTGGCAGGTTGACTCTCTCCCCAATGTCTCCGCTGAACAGGCTGGTATCGTTGATGGTACGGATGTTGACCCGAACGGCTCTTCTATCAAGAACTTCGTTCGTGACAATGTCGGTACTCCTCAGGAAGTCCAGTACCGCTACGAACTCTCCAACCACATTCAGATTTTCAGAGAAGCCACTCGTGTTTCTCCGCTGACCACCGACATCGCTGTCGTTGCTGGCGTTAAGTCTGAACTCTCGAACAATGTCGCTAAGGCCACCGAAATCCTGAAGCGTAAGATGGAAAAGACCCTCTGCTCCAACAATCTGCCGAAGGCTGATAATGGTATCGCTCAGGGTTATGCCACTCGTGGTCTCGACTCGTGGATTAAGAACGACTTCACTGGTGACACCTACCTCGCCATTCCGTCCAACTTCCGTACCCCCACGGACTCCATCTCGACTGTCGGTACTGCCGCCCTTGATGAAACTGTTTGTCAGAACATTCTGGCTTCCGTCTTCAATCAGACTGGCAGAACTCAGTCCTTCGATGGTCTCGTTGGCTACAAGTTGAAGCAGGCTTTCACAGCCCTTACCTACACGACCAGACAGAACGCTGACGATAACACCGCCAGCCAGATTCGCACTCTGAATCGTGAGCAGGGTCAGAACTCCTACAAGTCGAGCATCGATGTCTTTGAAGGTGACTTCGGCTCTATCCGTCTCCACACCTCGCTCTTCCTTAAGAACAACTTCTGCGGTTACCTGCTGAATATGGACTTGGTTGGCGTTGGTTATGGTGGCAACATCGCTCAGGTTAAGGAACTTCAGGACAATGGTGGTGGCCCTGCCCGACTCATCGAGGCTGTCGCTACTTGCATCGTGAAGAACCCGCTGGGTCTCGCTAAGTTCGACTTCACCGCCTAATAGTGGCTAACGACTTCGTCCAGTCGCTGGTTGAGATTATCCCGCCCCACCTGCACAAGCAGTTGGAGTTGGAACTCATCCACGGCTGGAGGAAGAAGGAAGCATACGCTAGGGCTGAAGCAAAGCAAATCGGGCATTTCGGTCATACTCACGAGGCAAACGACATTGCTGGCCTCGGACGAAAGATTGCCGAAATTCCCGCTGACGCTTATCACTATTGGGGACAGCGACTCGGTTACGATTGTTGGAAGGACAAGCAATTTATGCGTGAGTACCTTCGTGACAATCCCGAACTCGCTGTCCGCAATTATTGTAAAAAGACAGTTGTTCAAGGTGCGGTCTTTACCGCTGACGGATTTCTCACATAATGAGAACTATTGATTTTTCAGAGATTTTGTTCAATGCGTTGCAGTACTCTGGCAACGACAGACATAACATTAACAGCGAAACATTCGCACAGTTTAGAGACTTCATTTCCGCTAGAATGCGTGAAGTCTGGGAGATGGAAGAATGGCCTGACCTTTGCAGAGTTGCAGAGTTTACGACAATTATCGACCCTGTCACGAATGTCCCTTACTTTACTCCAATTACCAATGTAGATGTACTTGGAGTCTTTAACAAGAATCCTCAAACGACCTCTAGGGCTGTTGAGTTAAACTATCAACTTTATGGCACTGGTACATCGACTAGAATCATTCTTGATACAAACGCTCACGCCACTGGTTGGTACTACTACAGAGTCCCTTTTCGTCCCCTACTTGGTGACCTATGGGACTCTAGCATCCCTTATTTCCAGAACGCTCAGGCGTATTACGATGCTGGCTCTTCGTCTGCAACATACACTCCTGTTGCTGGGAGACCGCATAACGGCAATTTTTATTTCCTAAACGCTGTTTCTGCAACGGCTGGAAATCTTCCTACATCCTCTTCTTGGAGTCGTATTAGCATTCCTTACATTTTTGGCAACTATTGTGCGTGGGGAGCCGCCGCTAATTGGCTGGTTTCCGAAGGCCAACTGCAAGAAGCGGCTGGACTTGATGGCAAGGCTCAGTCAATGATTCAGATTGAACTGGATAAGATTCTCAAACAGATGAACCAGAACGGCAAAATCAAATTCTTTAACCCCTACAAATCCTAATGTCCGCATCCTATAATTCTTTTTCCACTCCGACCATCAGACGGATGGTTCACGCCAATGCTACTATTGGCCTTACCCCTGTCGAAGTTCTTACGCCTCCCACGCTCCCTGAGCGTAGGGTTATCGTGATTATCCAGAACCAGTCTTCTACGGCTAACATCAAGGTTATCTTTAACTCTGCTGGTGCTGATGGCATTATCCTTGCTCCGCTTGGCTCGTTCTCGCTCGACAACTACGCTGGCACTGTCCGTGTAGTTGCTACTGCTGTTGGTACACCTGTTCACATCGCCTATGGCTCTGTCTAATGGGAGCAGATATCGAAACAGGGATTCCAGCCAATGTAGTTGAAATTGGCACGGAGGTTACGCAGGGTATCGTTGATGCTCTGAATACCGCTCCGTCTCCTACTGGCGTTAACAGGTTTGTTACGATTAACGACCTGAACACAAAGGCTAGCCTTTCTGGGGATACATTTACTGGTAAAATTAACTGTACGCCTGTAGGTGGTGTTGCTGGTATTAATATTGGAGTTGGTGGTACAAGTGCATCTGCTCTTAATGCTGGCGATATATGGATTGCCAGCGGCGGTGCTTCTCTTAACTTTAGAGACGGAACTGGTGCTTGGCGTGTTTGTGCCGCTCTTGGTTCTACAAACGCTTTTACTGGTACAAACACTTTTGTAACTCAGGTTGCTACCGACAATAGCACAAGGGCGGCTACCACTGAGTTTGTAAGAGCGTCCGTTCCTTCTGTTGATTCTTGGAATCTTCTTACTGCTTCCGTTACTACTGGTTCTTCTTACAACAACATTGTAAGACTTGTTTTTGCTGGTAATTCTAGCATTGTTTTTTCCGCTGGTAACACGCTTCCCATTGGTTCTCAGTGGGTGTTCATTAACACTACTACTCACAGTCGGACTTTTTCTGCTGGTGCTGGTGCAACCCTCCTTTCACAAGGCAACAAGTTCGTCCTTAATGGACAGCACTCCATCTGCTCAGTAATCAAGACCGCCAGTAATGAGTACTACATCTCTGGCAATCTTGTTTAAGTTACTTTCCATTGCTGGAATTGTAGGACATAACAATCAAAGTTGTCCACCTGCGGGTACTTTTATTTCTCAACAATGCGTATTTGGTACAGCAACAGATAACGCAAATGTAGAGTGGAGTGGATATTATTTCTTATCTACTACATTTGCAAACGGAAGTTGTGGAACTTACACTAATCAAAGTGCATATGATTACGGAGTTTGTGGGTTTCCTCCGAATGGATGGTCTATTTCTTACCAGCCTACATATATTTGGGTAGACCCTATTTATTGGGGTCACCCTAACAATCCTCAGTGCTTGCAACTTGCTTTTGCTGGAGGTCAGTTTCTTGTTTCATATTCAAACTTAATTGTAGGAAATTGGCCTGAAACTTATACCGCTGGTTGGTCTCGTAGTGATGGAGAACTGCTACAGGAAATAACTGGTGTTGACGGCTGGAGATTAAGAATTACATATTCTGCTTGGAATAACGGCTATAACGCTGTTGAAGACGATTTAACCCCAGAAGGAATGCCTTAAACCTATGATTACACTATTCACACA